CGCGGTGTGTTTTTGGGGATTTCTCCGATTTCGATATCACGATGAGTCCTGCATTCATCCTCGCCGCTTTCGACGCGATCGCTCGCTTTCACGAGCATTGCGGGGCTAGCGAGGAGCATGTCCGCGTCATCCGCACGCTCAGCTATGATATAGCATTTGCGTGGGTTGATTTCAACGGTGACCTGGTGGAATTCTTTGGCAAGAACCCATCTGGTCAAGCTCTAACTGTCATCATTAATGGCATTGTGAATTGCCTATACATGAGATACGCATACCACCAGAGCAATCCGAAACATGAAGTCGATTCATTCAAGCGCAATGTCAATTTGCTGACTTATGGAGACGACAACGGCATGAACGTCTCACCGGAGGCGCCGTGGTTCAACCACACGTCCATCAAGGACAAACTTGCAGTCATCAACGTCAAGTACACAATGGCCGACAAAGATACAGAATCTGTACCTTACATCAACATCGCTGAGGGTTCATTCCTGAAGCGTAGGTGGAGGTTTGAGGACGATCTTGGCACATATGTATGTCCACTCGAGCGCGATTCGATCATTAAGTCGCTCATGATTGGGCCACAATCAGGATTTAATTCCGACGAAGTTCAGGGAGCGACCCTGATTTTCTCATCGGTGTATGAATGGTTTTGGCATGGTCGTGAGACTTTCGAGCGTGAGCGCGCGAGATCGGTCAGAATGTTGGATGACCTTGGGTTGGAGATTTATCTACCAGCCCCCCTCCCATCATGGGGGGATCTGTGCGAGTGGTATAGGCAGAACTCCACTGCTTTCTTGAATGAGAACACTCCACCACCATTTGTCACACGTTTCACACTACAAGGGGACACTCAGTCCTATTGTGCGAATTGTCGCGACGCGAGCTGCTCGTTCGGCGCTTGTTTACCAATGTGTCGGGTGAGACTATGCTTGAAATGTGGCCGTTGCACCGACCCCCGCAGCAAGACATGCCTTTGGGGATGTCATGATCTGTGTGAGGTTTGTCATTGTCGCCACATTAGCGTCAGGCTGAGGAATCAGTGGTCTGGCATGCATTATGCTTGTGCGCCGTGTACTCGGCTATACCAATCGGGTGTTGCTGTTTCGCCAGATCGTGAACTCATTTGTGACATGTGCGGTGAGATGGATGGTGAGCATCGAG